CCTAATTCATTTTTAAGTGCAGTAGACCAATATGCAGCAGCACCCTCAGTAAGATCAGCATCATTCCCTCTCATGTTCTGATATGCTTGAGCAATTGGATCTACCACTGCTTCAGCAGCTCCAGTATGAACATCAGCATGTCCTTGGAACACAGTTTGTTGACTCTTCCAACCCTGATCTGGACGTCTGTCTATTTGTCCATCTTGATCCTTATCTACTGGAGGATTTGGTTTATGTCTTCTTACATCTAATACCTGAGAACTAGATGAAGTAGTAGTTTCTCCTCTTATAGATTTACTCTCTGTCCTTGTAATAATATCTGTATGGATATTTTTAACACTAATAATAGTTGACTGAAGTGTATTAACCTTTCCAGTTGCATCAAATATATCAGTTGCATCACATTGGACATTGCCTGGTATTTGACTATTAAACTTATTACTTGTAAGTCTAAAGACTTTTTTACCAACCTCAAATTTTGGAGTAGTTATGTCATTAGGATTTGGAATAAAGAAAGATCCAATTGAATTTCCAAGACTATCACTTCTAAGTCTCAACTCTGCAATTGAAGCTTGAGCATTTGATGTTTGACCTACTAACTTAAGACCCTTTTCAACATAACCAAAATATGTGTTATCTGCTTTTTCAGCCAAAGAATCCAAATCTATATTAAGAATAACAGATGTTGATGAATATAATTCTGGGATAGTAGGAAGATCTGATGCAGCAGAAGGTAATACTGTTAATTCTGCACCTGCTTCAGGAACAATTGTATCAACTAAAACAGAAGTTCCTTTATAAAGTGGAGTAAATTGATAATAAGGATTAGCTTTAAATGTTGTTGTAGGAGCATCAAAAGGTCCACGTTTGTGATTTGACTGTGCTACTTTAAATCTAATTAATTCTTTTCCATTGGCATTAGTACCTATAACAGTTTCACCTACTTGGAAAGTTCCAGTAGTCATTGAAATTTCAAGTAATTTAGGAACAATATATTTTGCTACATCTTGCCCATCAAAGAATGCATAAAGACTAGTATTTGGTTTTAAAGTCTTAGCATCAAATCTAATATTTCTAGATCTCATGTAAGAACTTATTTGTGTATTAATTACCTTTGGTCCTTCGTTAATTGTACTAAAGGTTTCTCTTTTTAACTCTCTTTTTGCTGTTCTTGTAGAAGTACCAGTTCTAGTTTGAGTTGTAGTAGTAGTTCTTACTAATTCATCTCCTCTCCAACCCTGACTACTGCTAGAACCACTAGAATCCCATCCAGTCCAATTATCTTGCCATGCACCCCAAGTAACAGGACCATATCCTGCTCTAGAATCAAATCCAGCTTGATCTAATTGTTCTGTTGTTTCTGTATAAGTTGTAAGATCTTCATGCTTAGCTTCAAGAACAACTTGATCAACCCATATATCACTATCTGGAAGTAAATTTACACTTCCTCCATAGTAACTTACAAGATATGGAGTTACATTTTCAACTCTAGTTGCAAAAAGTTGTGATAGATAAGTTTCATCATAATAATCTAAGGTTAAAACTCTACCAGTTTTTCTAATACCATTAGCACTATCTAAGTCTAATTTTAGATCTAACTCAGTAGTATATGGAGAAGGTCTTAATTCTCCATTATGATAATCAATAGCATTCTTTACTACTGTAGTTTTAATTTGATTATCTGTATTAGAGAAATCATCTACAAAGAATCCAGACTTAAATCTATTCAATCCATCACTATCAGTGATTTGCATATTTAATGTATCACTTTCCAATAATGTAAGAGATGTGTAAAACTCTAAATTTTCTATTCTCTTCTCAAGTTTATTGATATCACTCATCTGATATCTCTTATAATTTGCAAGACTAATACTTGCATTGTTAACATTGAAAAGATATGCTGGTAATTTTACAGTTGCTACTTCTAATGCTCCATCAATAGGAACAGGAAATTCTGGAGTTTCTGCAGGAACTCCTTTTATTAATTGGAATTGTCCTCCTTTACTAAGATATATTTTATCAACTCTAGGAAGATAGAATGAATAATCTAATAAAATAGACTTATCAGATGCTAATATATTTGTAGAAGAATTTCCAGATGCAGTAAAAGATCTACCTAAAAATTCAAAAGGAGATCTAGAAGTACCTGAAAAATCAGAAACTCTAGGTCTTATATCTAAAATATCACTTACTCTAGTATCATTGATTACCTTTAAACTGCCATAATCAAAATTATCATATGAATTAACAGTTGTAATATCTCCAGTATCAGAAGCTGTATAATAAGCAGATTCAAATACTATACTTAATTGATGAACAGGTGCATCATATCCAGATTTTCTTACTAATCTGGAGTAATCATAAATTGTATTTCTTTGTCCATCATCATATGTAAATTCATCTGTTATGTTATTAGAACCTAATGTAAGAGCTCCTACAGTAGCTGTAATTCCAGATTCTTTAAAAGTAACAACTTCATTAATTTGTATATCAAAATCATTTAAAAGTGCATAATTAATTGAATTATCAGTATTTTTACTAATATAAATTCCAATAGCGTTACTATCTTTGCCTACAAATTTTTCACCTACTAAAAGATCTCCAGTTTTTGCTGTTGGACTATTAATAGAACTTAAAGTTAGTACTGGGAAAATAGGAGCACTAACATTAGTAGACTCAAATACTCCATATACCTTAGTAACATCAGGAACATTTAATGAAATCTCACTATCCTGAACTCTAGTTCCATAAACAGTATTGTATGTTAATCCATCATTTAATGTAGTAGTTCCAATTCCAGATATTGATGAAGCTGATCCAACTACAGTAAGAACATTAATTTTTTGCTTTTCTTTAATTTTCTCCTTTACATTTACTTTACGTAATGTTGCTATAAGTTTAGCTGGACTATCAGTTCCTAATCCATTAATAGTTAATGAAGAAGAACCTGATGTAAAGACAAATTTATCAGAAGATAAAGATTCTGTAGTTCCATCAGTTCTTATAAGAACATAATCTTCCTCATCATAGGGTAAAAATGTTTCACTAGAACTTCCACTATTAATAACTCCTGTGGAATTGCCAGTAATAGTTACATCAAATTGTTTTCTAATTGTGATATGAGAACTTGTTAAATCAACATTAGAAATATTATCTTTAGGGAATTGTGTATATAAATTATTATCTTCAGAACTTTGGAATTTAGAAGAAAGTATTTTAAAATTAGATGGATTAATTGTACTGATAGGAAGACCACCATCACATACACCAGTAACACTACTAACTCCAGATATAGTTAAAGAGTGTTGTGCAACACTTTCAACTTTTGCAAAGGAAACAGTGTTTTTTCCAGGATTTGTATATTGAACAATATTTCCAACAGTAGCAATTCCAGTAAAGAATTTGCTTGGATCTGTAAAAGTAACTGTTGATATACCTAAGTAAGCTCCAGAAGTAGTAGCAATACTAATATTAACTTCTCCAATATTAGATAATACACTTTGTTTTACATCAGCATTAAAAGTGCTTGCTGTACTTACTGTTCCATTAATAGATTTAATATCACTAGTAGAGTATGATGTGGCTCCTGCTGAGATATTTCCACTTTCTACACCATTAAAAATTAATTGTTCACCACTAACAAATGTTCCTTTAGTATTATAAGCAGTAATAGCAGTACCAACAGAATTAAATCTCAAATATCCAGTAGCACCACTAGATTTACCTTTAATGTGAGTTGGAACAACTAAAGCATCTGATGGATTAGTATTTAAAGTTATATTTGTATAAGTTTGAATATCATATAAAGCAATATCCCATTCATTTTCATCTGCATTAGAAGCATTATAAGAACCTGATTCTAAAGCAAAATCATATACACGTGCTAATCCTATTTCTTTACCAGCAGCAGTTGTACTTGCAGATCCAACTCTTTCATCTCTTAGACTTACAGTATAATCCGTTCCTATTCCTATAATAGGAGATCCAGAAACTCTATTTAAAGTGAAAGTAGGACCAGTAACATAATTGATACTTTGTTGTTCTAAAAGTTTTGTGGTTCTTGGTTTTTCAAAATCAAGATATGTAGGAACTATAGTTTCTACTTCAAATCCTTCCACATATGCTTTACCTGGAGATAATCTATAAGTTCCTAAATCATCACTAGGGGTATTGTTATTATAGGTTGTTTGATTTTCGTTAAAAATTCCATTATTACCCTCATAATTATTTAAAGTATTTTTAGCAGTAAGAGAAAATGGTTTAATATAATAGTTTCCAGATTCATCAAAAGTTCTTCTTGCAAATTCATTTGCTAATTCATTATAATCTGCTTCTTGACGAACATATATTAATTGACCATTTCTAATTTCCATCAAATCTATAAAATTAGATGGTTTAGTTTCATTTGGATCTAATGTCTTCAATCTTACAGATATACTTAATCTATCAGCTCCTGGAGCTGTATAATTACTGTATCCTGCAGCATTATCATTTAAAGATTCATCCAAATCTGGAGTAACAATAGATTCTCTAACTTGCAATCCTACTTTATAATCTACATCATTTCTATAAGGATCTAAAATTACTGTTTGAGAAGGAACTTCTACAAAATATCCTCTTACAAAATAAATTCCATTAGATAATACTGCTGCACTTCCAGTAAAACAACAATTTTCATCTACAGTTTGTGCTACAGGTTCTCCTGGTTGAAAAGTAAGTCCACCTGTAGTAGTTAATACTTTATTATCTAATAATAAACTTTCTCCAGCAGAAAATATTTCATTATCTTCTCCACCAGTATTTAAATATGAAATAAACAAAATATACCAATTTCCGTCAAGTGGTCTTCCAATAAATGATTTTACCTTAGCTTTTACTCCAGACTGACTACCAATTACTACCTGTCCAACTAAATTTCTTAAATATGATGCAACATCTATTCCTTCATTGGATTGTTTTATTCTAACAGAAGTATATGCGCCATTAAACCTAACTCCTCCTCCAGTTACTGAAGATCCATCTTTAAAAATATGTTGTCCAAATTTTTCAATCTGATTCTGAAGAATAGATTGAATTCCTGTTAATTCTCTTGCCTGAACTGGCAATCCAGGTTTAAATAATATCTTGCAATAATTGTCTTTTGCATTAAAATCGTCAAAATAAGGAGCGACGTTTAAATTGATTTCCTGAGGCATGATTCTTTAGAATTGCAAAATGACTTTGATATCTTCTCTTTGGTTAGCAGACCTAGTAATAGAAGGTCTGTTATCAACATATATTATATTTCCAGAGTATTTCTTAACTTCAGGATTAGCAACACCCTGAGTAAAACTCTGACCAAGGTAATATGTTCTATTATTTATTATGGTACTTATACCAGGACTACCTGATGATCCAAAGTTGGTATCTATACCCAATGTACCTTCATTACTTGCAATATTAACATTTCCTCCAGTAGCAGGATTTGCAGTAAAACTATGTAAGGAATATCCATATTTTGGATCTGTTCTTAAAGATCCATCACTATTAAATCCAACCAAACTCTTATCCTGCCAATACTTAAGAACTCCTGTTGTTTGATCATAAGATACTACCCTACCAACTGCAGTAGAACCAAGTCCAACAGTTTGGGTTACTTGCCCATCCAAATCAAAAGTAGCAGTAGTATATCCTGCTCCAGTAAGTTTCAATGCATATAAAGCACTTGCTTTAGATAAATTTAAATTAGAAGATGAATCAAAAGCTTGTGGATTTTCTACTATACCTATTCTAGCAACTTGGTTTCCTGTTATAAAATCTGGATTTTCTGTATCATTTTCAATCTTAGAATAAATTAAAACATTACTTGATCCTAATTCTTTATAGATATCTGATCCATGTCCACCTTGAGGTGGAATAATAACATTAAAGACTGGAGTAGTAGTTCCTACAGGAACTCCACCAGCAACTAAATCTATAGTTCCATAAGTATACCCAGAACCACCTTTTGAAATATTAATAGATTCAACTTTAGCATCATTATTAATAACTATAGTTGCTTCAGCACCAGATCCATCACCACTAACAGGAACACCAGTATAAGTTCTATTAGCAGTTCCTATACCAGATCCTCTATTAATAATAGTAGCAATTTTTAATTGACCACTACTAGATGCATTATCTCTTACAGCAGCATTATCTGCACTAGTACTCCAATCATTAGGAACAGGCATAAAGTTAGTTGAATCAAACTTTGCTATATCACCTGGTTTAATGGTGTACAAATATTTCCATATATAACCATCTCCACTATCACCTGCTGCCTTAGGTTCTAAGTCTGTAAATGTAGGTTGGTCTAGTGAAGGTCTTCCTGTGGTATTTTCTGGGTCTGTTCCATTCTGCAAACAAATATAAACCTTATAATCTTCATTAACTACGTAATATTTTGCAGAATATAAATTAGTTGCACCAGATGGTTGTGCTAAATTAGTTCTACTTATATCTCCACGATACATATCATAAGTTATACCTGAAGTCCAAGTATTCTTATTAACCATTCTACGCACATCTGAAGAAGTTACTTTCTTCAATGCAATCATAGTATCCCAATAATCATCTTCTTGATCAAAACTATCCTTTGGTGCAGGTGGATTTGTATCCCAAGTAGAGGAGTAGTTAGTAGCATTAGGCAAACCAACAAAAGAATAGTATGAATTTACAGTAGAAGTTGCTGCAGAGACAAAATTCTCAGCATTCAATATTCTAAGTTGATCAGTTATAATGGCTGACATTTTTACGTATTTTTTTAGTTATTTAGGTGTTATAATTTACAGATCTTAAAGGATTCACTCTTTCAATTATTGGAGAACTAGATATACCACTTAATCCAGTAGAATTACCAGCATAAGAAGTAAATACTCTTGCTGATCCTCTAGGAGCAGTAGCAATTCTTCCCCAACTATATTCACCAAAGAACTCACTATGCCCTAGTCCAGTCAATCCATTAAAATCTTGAACACTGACTGTAACTTGTGCAACATAAGTCAATCCAATTCC